TCGGCGATGATGGCCGTGGCCTCGTCCGCCTCCCACGCACCGTTCTTGACCCACGCGGCACGCAGCCCCGCGACGTCATCCGACACGAGGCCGGTGGGCGAGGACACGGACTGCAGGATCTTGCCGCCCTCGCCGTCGCGGAGGTTCGACAGCCGCCACCGCAGCCCGGAGGCCGACAGCAGCGTGGTCGGGTCCGCGCCCGAGTCGGCGACGGCGCCGGCAGCCTGCAGGATCGCTCCGAGCAGGTCGTCCTCGCCGGGGGTGGCGCTGATCTCGAAGTCGTTGTTCGCAGCGATCGCCGCCGCGAGCAGGTCGTCCGAGGTCCACGTCACCGGCTTGTCGGTGCCGAAGATGACCGCCTGGTCGAGCTTCTTCCCGATCGCGGTACCGCCGGCGGCGGTGATCGCCTCCACCAGGTCCTCGGTGGCGTCCTCGAGCACATCCTCGTGGATGGGCACGATGACCGCGACCTCCTCGACGACGAACTGCTTGTTCGCCCAGGTGGCCTGCGAGGTGGGCTTCACACCCTCCGACTCGGTCGCGGACTCCGACACCCACGACGCCTCGGGGAGGGTCGCGAGAACGGGGGCGTTGGTGATCTTCGTGCCGAGCGGAGTCGACCCGAACGCGGCGAGGACCGCCGAAGCGACCTCCGCCTTCTCGAGGAGCGTGTCGCTGTACTCCTCCTGGATGAGCGTCGCCACTTCGGCGCGCGAGATGTCAGCCATCGGCTGTCCTTTCAGGGATTAGATGTCCGCCGTCCCGCCTTTGCGGGCGACGCCGAGCTGCCGAAGTGCTGCCGCAGCGCGGCCCTTGCCTTCGTGGTTGTCGTGCTCCGGCTTGTCGCCGTCCTTGGGCTTCGGACGGGTGACCGGTGTTTTCTTCACCGGATCCGCCTTCAGCAGGTAGGGCTTGTCCTTCGCGAGCTGCTCCACCGCCGCCTTGATCGCGTCGGTGTCGGGCTCGTCGTCCTTGACCGGGAGATTCGCCGGGTCGACCACCTGCAGCGCGTCGGCGGGGTCGTTGAACCCGGCCGCGCCAGCGAGGGCCTTCACCTCGGCGTTGACGATGCGGGTGAGGAACTTCTGCGTGGTCGCAGTCGTCGCCTCGCCCTTTGCCGCGTCGATCGCCCTCTCGGCGTCGGTTTTCGCGGCCTCGATCAGCTCGTCGGCCTTCTTCGCCTTCTCGACGAGGGCGTCGTAGTCCTTGAACTTCTCGCGCTCACGCGCAAGTCGGGACTCGATGATCCTGTCGAGCGCGGCCTGGTCGGCGGGCGGCGTGTACTTCGACTCGCCACCCGATCCGCCCTCGCCGCCTTCCCCGCCTTCACCACCGCCACCACCACCCTCACCCTCGATACGGCGGATGCCGCGGAGGTCGAGTGTGGAACGGAAGTCGGGGCCAAAGACCGGGGTCGTGGACATGGACATGCTTGTTTCCCTCCGAGGAGTAGTCGTGATGCGCCGGCGTTTTGAGCAGCTGCCGTGGCTGCATCCCCGCGGAGCGCGGGTGAGTTCTTCTACGCGGCAGGCGGCGCCGTAATCGCCGCCTGCGCCTGCCTGGCCCGGACTTCACCGGCCGCCTCGAGCACGTCCTGCTTCGTCCAGCCCGGGATCATCGCGAACAACATCTCCAACGGGGCACCGACAGCGGCGAGCTTCACCACCGAGTCGGATACCTGGTTGAGGGTGTACGTCGCCACGTCATCCCAATGGACCTGCGAGGAGGTGTCGGCGGCGGCGCCGTCGAGTCCGAGGATCAGCGCGGCGGTGCGAAGTGCGAGCTCGTACCCTTCGCCGAGCGACAGGCGCCGGTCCGCGAGGTTACGGTGGTACGAGGCCTCGCCGGCGACGATGCTGTCCGCCGAGGTGTTCGGCTGCGGGCCCAGAAAGTAGAGCGTCGGCACCTGCAGCACCGCGCACATGTCGGTGATGTGCTGCACCAGCGCGGCGACCGCCTTCGTCAGGTCGGCCGCCTCGAACGTCCCGAACCGCGCCGTCTCACCCGAGACCCCAGATGCGTGGAGGAGCGAATCCACCGAGGACCGCACCGTGGGGGTGCCGTCCTCGTTCTTCGCGATCTCCCCGCCAGCCATCCACTTCTGCGGGAACGCCCCATACCGCTGCAGCATCTCGAGCGTAAACGTGGCATCCACGATCCGCTGATACACCGGCACCGCCGGTTCGATCGACGACCGCGGCTCCCCATCCAGGGACAGGGTGTTCGGGATCAACACCACCGGGCACACGTCCAGCCCATGCTCGGCGACCGTCAGGTTCTCCGGCCGGGCGGGGTCACCGGTGAACCGGTATACGGCCTCCTGGTCGATGTACAGCCACGTCGAGTTCCAGAACTGGCCCGGCTTCCGCCGGCCGACCCTGGCGAGAACCTGCACCGGGTACTCGTCCAGCAGGTCCTCATACACGGCGAACGTGTTCAGCGCCGACAGGGGCCGCATCACGACCCCGTCATCGTCGGACGGCTGGCAGAGGATGAACGACTTCCCGAGCCCGATCGCCTCCCGGTTGATCGCCGGCTGCCGACCATCCATCCCGTTGGCCTGCCACGCCCGCTGCCACACCTCGGCATCGTCGTACCCGTCGATGCGGCACCCCTGCGCGATCACATCACGCGCGAACCCCAACCACGGAGACGACGCCTTCCGCAGCAGATCCTTGTACTCGAGGTCCGCGTTGTCCGGCGTCCACGTGGTGACCAGCCCACCGTCGATCTTCCGCTGCAGCGTCGCGAGCCGCGCCCACTCGACCCGTGCATCCTTCTTCAGCGGTTCGCACTTCTCCCCGAGGGTCGTGGCGTCCATCATCGGGCTGCCTCCTCGGCGATCAGCTGTAACCGCGCACCTGCGCGGGCTTCTTCGGCGGCGACGCCGCGAGCTTCTTCACGCCCCAGACCGCCCAAGTGACGGTCTCCGCGTGCGTGATCGGTTTCGACGGATCGGATGCCGCCCAAGTGACGCCACCCGCGAGGGGACGGGTTGTTGCGAACCGGAGCGACTTGTTGACTTCGGCCTGACCACGCCCGAGCGCCAGCCCGGCGTTCGAGTACTCCACGAACGTCGCGTGCGCCGCGGCGATCTCGTGGATGTTCATCCGCAGGTACTTCACCCCGAGCCGGTCGAAGTCGGTCAGCAGCGACCCGGCGTTCTTCTCGTCGAGGACCACCAGCGCGTCCGGGTGAGCCTTCTTCAGCCCGGCGACGTAGTCGGGCACCCACCGGGTGTGCTCCCGCGTCTCCTTGTGCTCGTAGAAGATCGCGACATCAGGCTCGAATGGCCCCTCGAGGATCGGGGACGCCCAACTGATCGTCGCGAACCGACCACCCTTGCCCACCGAGACCGCGATCGCACCACCGACGCCGAACGTTCCGGCCGCGAACACGTTCTTCTCGAGCTGCTCGGGGTCGAGCTCGGATAGGGCTACCTGCTCCGCTTCGGGGCGATTCGGCCACACCGAGAACCGGTCCGCCAGGAGCGCATCGCGGTCGAGCTCGAGGCCCCGCTCCACCTGTTCCGCGACCGTCTCGGGTTCGATGCGGATACCGAGCGCCGGGATACCCTGCCGCCACACCTCATGCGAGTTCGGGTCGATCAGTAGAGCCAGTTTCGGATCCTCGGAACCCTTGGGCGACCACTCCATCCACCCGGTGCGGAGCGCCTTGCCGGCACGGCCACGATCACGGACGCCCTCGAACACCTCCGAGTCGTTCTCCTCCGTGGGTGCGGTGCCGAAGTACAGCTCCTGCCGGTTCGGAACAGTCGTTGTCGTGTACGTCAAAGCCGACCTCGTCGACGCCGCAAGCTCCTGCGACTCGTCATAGACGATGTCCGTCGCGAAGAACCCGCGCGAAGCGTTCCTCGACCGTGCAACGAACAGCAGACGATCACCGAGTAGCTGCCCCTGGCGGGTCTTGAGCAGGATCGCCTTCCCGTTGCCGGTGTAGATGTGCTTCACCATCGGCATCAGCCGGTCCGACGACTCGATGATCGCCTGCACCTTCTCGAACGACTCCGTCGCGGTGCGAACCTCATGCGCCGTATGCAGCACCGTCCGCCGGCGAAGATCCGGCAACGGGAAGAGGAACAGCCGGCACAAGTCGTACGCGCACAGGATCTCCGACTTCCCGTTCTGCCGGGAGACCAGCGCCCCGAACTCCGACGCCGCCCACCGGCCACGCTCGTCGATGTCGTGCAACGCCCAGAGGACGTATTCCTCCCAGTCGTCGAGCCGCATCCCCAGCGCACCGACGAAATCGACGCACATGTCGCCATACGACCCGACCGCCGCCGGCCTAAGTTCGAGGCGCGGTCGCTGATCGCCGAGGAGCGCCTCCAGGACCGAAGAGCTGCTCAAACGGATCGGCCTCCCTCGGCGTCTCGACAGGACCACCCGCAGGCGGCGCAGCGCCCAGCGCACGCAACTCGGCGACCAGCTCGGAATGCCGCTTCGACAACGGCCCGATCTTCAACGGATCCGCCTCAGTGACCTTCTCCATCGCCGCCCGAACCAGCGCCATGTTCGCCAGCAACTCGCTCCGCGCGTCAAGATCGACCTTCTCGTCCGCCACCCGAGCACCAGGCAGCATTGCCAGCGGCCGCGGCTCCGGTTCACCCGCCCCGACACCCTTCTCGGCGTCCAGAGCGGCGCGGCAGGCGTCATCCAGCGGCTCATGCAGCCGTTCGTGCCGCCGTGCCGCCGCAGCCGTGCCGCACAGCGCCTTCGGACGCCCCATCGACGCCACCTCCGACCGGTTCTTTCGTTTTTCCGGCCCGTTTCGTTTCTGCGCGAAGATTTTTGCCAGGGCCGGGCGGGAGGTTGGCGCTGTGAGGGCCGAAGGGGTCACCCCCCACCCTCTGAGTCGTCAGGCGGTCTGTTCGCAGCGCTAGGCGGTTTGGTTCGGCGACTGTAGTTGTTCTACAGCCCGACGACTGCGGTTCCGGGTGGGAGCACGAGGGGGAGGTGGAGGATCGTGAGTCGATCAGGTCCGATGGCGGTAACGCTGGGGCCCTCGACTGCGATGTGCCAGGGGAACTCTCTGCCGTCGATGAGCAGTCGCTTGCGGTCGGGGTCGTCAGGGTGTGGCTCGATCGTTGCGGTGGTCGCAAGCTTCGGGCGTGGGTCGATGCTGTCGGCCATGTCGCGGAGGGCTTCGGCGAG